TGTCTTCGTTGTAACTTTAGCGACATCCGCAAAACCCGCCAAGTCAACCGCAATGTAAAACTGACCTTGTTCAGGCTCTTCCTCAGAAAATTTAATATACTCTTCTTTGAATAATTCACTACCTTGAGCCTCAAAGGATGCCATAAATTCTTGACGAAAGGAAAAAGCTGACATGGATTTCTTAGCCGCTTCTATTTCTTCAGGGTCTAGCAACGGGTTATCGTAGCTTGTAAAGTGATAACCTACAAAAGTAGGGTCATCCGATACACAAGCATATGTGTATAAGTCATAAAAGTGATTCCTACCCATTGGAGTACCAATAAATAGTGCATCACCTTTTTGGTCAGCCAAGGCAGGTCTTAGTATTTGCTCCCATACCTCAGGCTTCATGTCAGCGTACTCATCCATAACCAAGAACCTAAGACTGACACCACGCATGGTTTCCGGTCGATCTGCTCCCTTAAGGGCTATGGTTGCACCGTTGACTAATTTTATTTGTAAGTTATTTACATGACTAGTGGCTATGACAGGATGGCCTATCTCTAGCAAGACTTGCCACATAATGTCCCTAGCCTGTCCCTGTGTAGGGGCAACGTAGAACACATGTCCACGTTCGGCTTGTAAGGCTCTAATAATGAGCATCCAAGCGGCTAATCTACTTTTACCTGTACGTCTACCTGCGGCTATTACTTTAAATCTTGTTTCATCATTAAAGACTTTTTGTTGCCACGGTAGTAGCGATACATTAAGCTCAGTCAATTAATAAGTCCACATTACTGGGCTAAGATCATCATCGTATAAATCACGGGTGTCAACATGCACAAAGCTACTAGCAACTCCGATTCCTGTGAATCCAAGCGAAATGGCTTGTTCCACAATTTTAAATCTTTGTATACCGTCCGTAACTTTAATGTCTGCCGCATGGCCTTGTGAATGCTGTCCTGCAACTTTTTTCTTAGCCTCTATAGGGTGTGAAGGGGAGCGATAACCGCTAGTAATTACAAATGGGAAACCACAAGCTTCCCTTAGTTCATCCAAGCGTTCAATGAACTCATCCTTAATTCTATTCTCACCTGTGTACTGACAGGCAAACTCTTCTCTGGAAAAATACTTAGCCATCTATATACTCTCCTTCTATATCATTATCACCCGACACTACGGTAGTCTCACCGCCAACGCCTGTAATATTGATCTGTATGGCTGACCTACCTGCTCCTTTGACTACATCCTTTTCAAAGACAGCAGTAGGTAGGATTCGATCCATAACTAACTTCCATGCGGCGGCTTGGTTTTTATGATCATCGTTTAGGGCCGCATCAAAGATTGACTCTAACACTTTACGAGACTTAGGGGATGTAAGCATCCGACTTTTGTACTCGTTGATGATTGCCGCATCACCCTTCGGCCTACCCCTAGACAAACCAGTAGTGCCTTTCTTTCTTGACACAACATCTGACTTCTTAGGGCGGCCTTTCCGCTTCGCGGATGGGGCTGACTCTACTTTTACTTCACTCAAGGTATTTCCCCTTATGTACTTAAGGATACTTAAGTAAACTTTACTATATTCTTTAATTTTAAAATTAATAAAATACTTAAAGCTTACTTAAGGATACTTAAGGGCGATCCTTGTTTTTCTTTACTTTACTATATTAAATATTATAGCACATCCTGAATCAAAAGTCAAGCTTTATTTTAACTATTTACTAACTATTTATGACCAATCAGGCCCCTTTTGTGTCAACTTATGTTGCCCTTTATACACAGATGTCAACCCCAAAGGGCCAACCTGTGTTTCCTTATGTAAATCAACGACTTACGGATACATATGTATACCTCTTCTTTTCCCTAATTTCACCTTTTTTGTATACCAGTGGGTACTGTAACAATCTTGCGATTACCCACGGCCCCCCGCCCCCATAAGTTATCCACAGGTTATACATAAGTTATCCACAGCCTAGCCCTGCCTGTGCATAAGTTATCCACAGGTTATACATAAGTTATCCACAGGGCCACAAGTTGGCACGGGTATTGCATGCGTGACCAAGGGCCGCCATTGGGTCGAGCTTATGTTTGACAAGTGAAGTGTGAGTATGCTATAGGATACCTATGAAGCCCTATGCATACATCATGCCAAGTAGCCATAAGTTTATATTATGATAGACACAAGATCATCACTGGTAGCTATATGTTTATAGATGGCTCTGTATTGCGTTCTAAGCGTGTTTGTCCTTGGTCTATATAATGGCATAGGTAAGTAGTCTATCGTACAAATTAGGCCACAGCCCAGTAGTGGCGCGGTGTTCAGCCTGTCTATAAAATAAGTTAAAATAAATGTATATAATTGCTTGACTCGTACACTTATACGCCTATAATAGGCACAGGCAACGGGGGAACGGCTCCCCAGATTGATACCTAGCTTCAGCAGTTACCACGGTAGCTTATAGGCTGAAGACGAAGGAGACAGTCCCTGAAGCCCTCCGCAATAGCGGTTTGAACTCTCAGCTTATTAGCCGTGGCAATAGTGAGACAGACGATCATACTAAGCGGATAGAGTAACCAAGATTAAAAATGGTTATGGCGGGAAGTAGCTTGCTTACACATAATAGCGAAGGTGTACCGTTAAGCAGTACCATATTTAATCGGCGGTTATTCACTGGAAATACTAGACAACTGGTGTTTGCATTGAATAACTAAAGGTATTTCAAAATGAAGAAAACAAACAAGATAAAACACTTTAAGCATTCATATTCAGAGTTATCTAAAGTGGGTGTTAAATATTACAAGGATACAAACTTTTGTACAGTTATTGGCTTAGCTGTAGCATGTGACCTGTCATTCGGTAAGGCTAGGGCAATCGCAGAGCGTACAGTTAAAAGAGTTAAGGGTCGCGGTCTTTCACAGTGGGACATTCATAAACTCTATCAGTCAATGGGTAAACAACTAACCCATGTTCCTAATGTTTACGGTGCTACGCTAGGAACCGTAGCCAACCATGCCCCAATGTCAGGTCGTTATATGTTCCTAACGAGAAGCCACTGTGCTGTCAGCCGTGATGGAGTCCTTGAGGATTGGAGTGCGAAAGGTAGTAGACATAGAGTAAGGATGTGTTATAAAATTGAAGACTTAAAGTAGTTAAATTGGTAGCATTGGTTTATATCAGTGCTACTTCTTGTAACTATTTAAACAACTGAGGTAATACAACATGAAGACTAGAGAGCAATGGCAAGCAGAGACCAAGGTTATCAGAGATATGGCCGAACTAATTTGGAAAACTAGCATCCCGTTTGAAGAGAGATACCTAGCAAGCAATGATTTCCTATCTGAGCAGTGCGGTCTTTGGGAGCAACAGTTGATGAGTACCTATAACGAAATGATCGACATGGCGTTTGATCGTGATCTTGAGAACGAAGACTATCCAACAGTTGAGGAGATGACAGCATGATAAACTGTAAAGAATACAGCGACAACGAACTAGCGTTACACGTACTTAATGACGAGTACTTTATGTCAGAGATAGAGCATCAGGAGTATTTATTAGCCTTAGTCGCTGAAGAATTCCAATATACTCCTGTACAATTTGACGTACTAATCAAAGCACTAGCAGAGATAGAGCATTGAGCAGTAAACACCACAAAGCCTATAGTTTACATCCTTAGGCTTTCTAGTGTTTATTAGTAGGGTAGCATAGCCTAACCCATGAAATAGGCTTAGAATTGATTATATGAGGTTTTAAGGTATGTTTTCATATGTAATAGGTGTTGTATTGGGTTTAATTCTACTGTATGCTCTATATATCAGTGAATTAATTATTGATGTCGAGAAAGCTACAAAAAATAAGGAATTTCATGATGAATCATGATGATAATGATGATCGGTTATGTTGGTTAGGTGTAGCAGGGTTAAGTCTCTGCTATGTAATTTTAGGAACTATTGACTATTGGAGTCTATAAAATGAAGATTGAAGGATTGACACAGAAAGAGATTGTATCGGCACAGTTTGACGCCCTGTCTCGCTTAGGGGATGAGAGAACCTATGCCCAGAACTTGTTATATGACAAGGTAAGAAGGGAGCACTTAGCTAATGTACACATGGAGGGCTTAGAGAGTGTCTATGCTTGTAGACCTTTCACAGAGCATTCTAAGCAGGTTATGCGAGATAAAGCAGTCTCATTTATGGCTAATGTTTATGGGGTGGAGTTATGAACTGGCGAATAGGTAAAAACACGCTGTCGATAGAACCACGCAACGGCACAGGCATTGATATTGAGTTTGTGGATTCTAGGGCAGTATGGACGGTTAGCGAGAACGACCCTTTAAGTTTACAGGCAATGCCCTTTAGTGGTACAATAATACTACTACCGCTACTGGTAATCTCCTATGGTTACGTCTATAAGACGGAGGAACTTGACAATGAGTAGGATAAAGGAACGCTTGATAGGGTACGAGGGAGGCGATGATAACGACGTTAGACCTATTACCCGATTGATTGATGAGATGGTTGATTATGAAATGTTAGCCATGACATTACAGGAGGCGCACCAACGCGCAGAGGATAGCGTTAGGGCTTACTACAATACCCTGACAGCCAAAGAGTTTTTAGACCAACATAAGAGGGCTTTTAGCCATGAGTAGATGCAAAGCGTGTGACGTTATAATGAATGAGTTTGAGATGAG